AAACTTAGACCTTGGGACAATCCTGAAGATATGGATGAAGAAATGATAAAGCGTTGGAACGAAACAGTTCGTCCTAACGATAAAGTTTATCATCTAGGCGATGTTGTGATTAATCGTAAGGCACTTGTAACGCTAAGTAGATTAAATGGTGATAAAGTTCTAATACGTGGTAACCACGATATCTTTAGAGATGATGAGTATCGCAAATATTTTCGTGAACTACGTGCATATCATGTAATGAATGGAATGATTCTTAGTCATATTCCAATTCACTCAGATAGTCTAGGTCGTTTTGGTACTAACATACACGGCCATCTTCATGCTAATCGTGTAATGAAAGATAGTGTGATCGATGTTCGTTATCATTCCGTGTGCGTAGAACAAACAGATTTTAAACCTATACTGTTTGAAGATGTTATTAAAAAGATTGAAGCAGAAGGCGGTACAATAGGATTTCAAAACGGTAACGGTCCTACAATGTAAAAATGGTGTCTATAGTGTAGTGGTTCGCACACTAGTCTGTGGAACTGGAAGAATGAGTTCGATCCTCATTAGACACCCCAATATTATTTTTTAAAAGGAGACCTGTCATGGATAGTGACAAGAGTGACAAGACTATGGGTGCGTAACTCAGAGGCAGAGTAACCGGCTTTTAACCGGTAAGTCGAGATTTCGAAATTCTCCGCACCTACCATAGTAAAGCATATTTCAGGTTGGACTATTTCTATAGGATAGTTATTTGGGTCGGTAGATAGGATTTGATGCCTAATCGAGACTAAGATACGGAGTATGCTTTACTATGGTTTTGATGGAGATTCGCCAAGTTGGTAAGGCATCGGATTTTGATTCCGACATTCACAGGTTCGAGTCCTGTATCTCCTACCAAGAATATGGTCTCAAAGTGTTCATGGACGCACATATGCCTGTCACGCATAAAGAAGGGGATCGTTACCCCTTGAGACCGCCATGCCCCGTCGGAGTAACGTCTGGCTACTGTGACCCGCAGGAAGTGAAATGAGTTCGTCACTCATGGGTGGTACTGTTCAAACCGAAACAGCGTTGGCAATACGAGAATCCTCTCTGGTTGGGGAGCGGGTGGAGGCTGTAGAAGTATTCCCCTTGAAAGAGGACATGTTTACTGATACGGTATAATTACCGCCGCAGAGAGGAAGCACCTATTCCGCAGAACCCGAGCAAGGTGCATGGGCGTGACTGTTAATCACTGGCTAGTAGAGTTCGATTCTCTAATGCGGAGCCAAGTTTTAGGGTGATATGGAACAATGGCGTTCTAGCGGGCTGTAACCCCGTGGTCTTTATGGCAGGTAGGTTCGATCCCTACATCACCCACCAATGGGCTGTTAGTGCTAATGGGAACACATCTGGTTTGCAACCAGAAATTGAGAGTTCGATTCTCTCACGGTCCACCATAAATATTTAAATAGTATGCTCTTTTAGTTAAATGGAATAACACTTGCCTTGTAAGCATGAATTGGTGGTTCGATTCCATCAAGGAGCACCAAAGTTTTTTGCGGGATTAGTTTAATGGTAAAACTAGAGATTTCCAATCTTTCGTTATCAGTTCGATTCTGATATCCCGCTCCAGTTTTATCTGAGTATAGTGTAGCCCGGCAACATACCTGCTTTGGGAGCAGGCGTCCAAGGTTCAAATCCTTGTACTCAGACCATAAGGTAATGTAGCACAATGGTAGTGCAGCACCTTCATACGGTGTGTGTTGGGAGTTCAAGTCTCTCCATTACCACCAAGTTTAAGTTTACAGTAGTATGTTTTTAAGTTTACAGTCGGTCTTTAGTAAAATGGATATTACGGGTGGCTACGGACCATCAAGTGGGAGTTCGATTCTCTCAGGACCGGCCAATATTATCCTCTCTTAGCTTAAAGGTAGAGCACCCGCTTGATAAGCGGTAGACGTTGGATCGTTACCATCAGAGAGGACCAAATAAGGAGTTAAATATTTGTCTGATGGTGGTAAAGGAAGTAATCCTAGACCGTTTAGTGTCGATCAAAAGACATATCAAAACAACTGGGATAATATCTTCAAAAAGAAAGATTTGAAATGTAAATGTGAAAGTTGTAAATGTGATACAAAAAAAGATAAAAAAGACAATCTCGGTGTGATGTAATGGTAGCATCGCAGTCTCCAAAACTGTTCGTTGCGGTTCGAGTCCGTACACCGAGGCCAAATAAGAAAAATCATGAAAAAATTAAATCTTCAAGAAGTCAAAGATTTTATTCAAGCACAATCACCTGAAACAAAAATTTATTTAGGTGCTGACTCTGAAAGATTTAATCAAGGTGATGCGTGGTACGCCGACTACACTCTTGCTGTAGTTGTACATATTGATGGTTGTCATGGTTGTAAAATATTTGGTGAAGTACAAAGAGAAAGAGATTATGATCAACGCAAGGATCGTCCATCTATGCGTTTAATGAATGAGGTTTACAAAGTATCAGAGTTGTTTCATAGTCTTGCTGATGTATTAGAAGATAGACATGTTGAAGTGCATCTTGACATTAACCCAAATGAAATGTATGGTTCATCTTGTGTAATTCAACAAGCAGTAGGTTATATTCGTGGTACATGTAATGTGATACCTATGGTTAAACCAAAGGCGTTTGCAGCATCTTATGCCGCAGATAGATTGAAGTTCGTATTAGCAACATAACTAAAAGGATTTATAATGTATAAACCACTACGTGATAATATTATTGTAGAGAAACTAGAAAAAGATTTAACAACTGCTTCTGGAATTATTTTAAAGTCAAATGATGATGCAGATAAAGCAAAAGTAATTGCAATTGGTCCTGATGTAACTGACGTTGCATTAAATGAAGTTCTTTTAGTTAATTGGAACAAAGCAAAAAAAATAGAAAACGATACATATCAAATTAACATTCAAGATGTTATTGGTGTGTTTGACTAAGCACCTTTAGCTGATGTGGTCATAGCAACGGTTTGAAGAACCGTGGAACTAGGTTCGATCCCTAGAGGGTGCACCATATAATTTATTCCAATCGATAGGAATAAAAGCTTTATTTTGATCTTGATTATAAATTGGTACAAACTTATTGGCTTTAGTATTGCTTGTGCAATGAGCATGTACTCCAATAGTTCTTTCGTAGTAATCAAAATTTTCGTATGTCATATTAATATTTTAGAAGTCAGTCTTTAATAGTATATATGCCCTGGTGACGGAACTGGTATACGTGTTGGTCTTAGAAGCCAAATTTTAGGAGTTCGACTCTCCTCTAGGGCACCAAATAGCGAGTATGATGAAATTGGTATACATAGGAGACTTAAAATCTCCCGCTTCGGCGTCCCGGTTCGAGTCCGGGTACTCGCACCACTAAATACATATTGCGGATTGGTGAAATGGTATCACAGAGGACTCATAATCCTCAATTCCTTGTTCGAATCTTGGGTCCGCAACCAATTATAAATTTTATTTTTTTATTGGTATTTCACAATCTATCCATTTTAAATTATTATAATGATTATACAACCAACCACCTTTAGGAAGTAAACATCTTCCTAGTTCTGGGGAATGTTCTATTCGTATCTGAACTACCGCCCAAACTAACCAAACAATATAAACTATGAATATTGCAGTTATTCCATATTTCCATGCGTCACATCTTATTTTTTGAATTCTTCTTTGTCTGATAATTTCTGATTTTGCTTGTTGCTGCATTTTTTCAGCAATTATTATAGACTGTTCTTCTCCCACTACCTCCATCATTGCTTGTACTTCAGTCCATAATGCACCTAACTCTTTAGGACTTTCATACACCATAATCTCACGTAATTCTGCACCCATAGCGTCTAACTGTTTTTTAAGTAAAACACGCTGTAAAGCACGTTTACCTATACTATCTTCACCAGTATAAACTTCGGTTTTACTACGGCGTTCTTCTTCTCTAAATATTGCGTTACATTTATGAAGATTATCAAAATAGACACCTAGTTGTTGTCCAATATCTGTATAGATACTAGATGTGTCTCCGTCTCTTTTGTTCAGATCAATAACACGATTCTTTTCTTGAATGTATTGATTGTGTTCGGCTACAGTTGGAGGTCTATCTCTATGGGCGGTATGAAACTGGTCCTCTAAGTCTTTAAGGACACCTTTAATATCTCCAGAAGCAGATTTAATATCTTTATACAGCTTGCAACCTTCTTTTACAAGCTTTACGGCGCCATTTGCCAACGCAAATAAAGTTAATGGATCCATTTTCTCCGCATAAGGTTATCATAACGAAGAAAATTAATGTATTATTTTAACTTCAGAGTCATTTTGGAATGGTTAACGAAATGAACTACTCATAGTATTTATACCATAAAAATCATTGCTTTATCTTAAAAAACATGTTATACTAATAAAACTTATTTTGAGGAGAAACTATGGAAAACATTATTGTATTGAAACTTGTCACCGGAGAAGATATTCTGGCACAAATTGACGAAGATGAAACAAATGTAATTATTACCAATCCTGTCAGAATTGCTATGGTACCAGGACAGAACGGTCAACCAAACATTGGTTTTGCTCCGTGGCCAACTCATGCTGGTCAGGAAAAAGATGCTGAATTTGTTATCTCAAAAAAACATGTGGTCTATTCATATGCACCAGCAGAAGAATATTTAAACAATTATAATCAAATCTTTGGATCAGGTATCGTAGTTCCACCAACTAAACAAATCATCACAGGCTAATGTCAAACTTTTATACGAACGTGCAATGTTTTGGTAACCACATCCTATATCGGGGTGTGGTTAATGGTAAACGAATAAAAGAACGTTTTGATTATCAACCAACTTTATATGAAGTAGTTCGTAAAGAAACTCCATTTAAAACACTAAGTGGAGAAAATCTTCATGAATTTAAATTTGATTCTATTCGTGATGCAAAAGATTATCTAAAACAAAATCAAGATATTTCAAATAAGAAAGTTTATGGAAATACTCGATTTGAATATAATTTTATTGCAGATCAACATTCAAATGAAGTTGATTGGGATCAATCACAACTTTCAATTGTAATACTCGATATTGAAGTTGGTTCAGAGAATGGTTTTCCAGATCCATATATAGCTTCAGAACCAATTACTGCTATCGCAGTTCGTCAATTAAATGGTGGTACAACAGTCTATGGTTGCGGTGATTTTGAAACCAAAGATGATTCTGTTACCTATATTAAATGTAAAGATGAATGGACACTTTGCAAACAATTTCTCAGAGACTGGAAAGATAACTATCCAGATATTATTACTGGATGGAACATTAAGTTCTTTGACTTTCCTTATTTGATTAATCGTTTTAAACGAGTTCTTTCTGAAGATGATGCAAAGGCACTTTCTCCTTGGAACTTTATTTCTGAGCGTAGTGCTGTACTAATGGCTAAATCCCATACCGTATATGACTTAGTTGGCGTACCAATGTTGGACTATATTGAATTGTATCGTAAATATGCTCCTGGTGGTGCTTCACAAGAATCGTATAAATTGGATCATATTGCACACGTAGAACTTGCAAAAAGAAAAATTGATTATTCTGAATATGAAAGCTTACATCAACTTTACAGATTAAACTTTCAAAAATTTATTGAGTATAATATTGTTGACGTTGCTCTTATCGAAGAACTTGAAGATAAGTTGAAGTTGATTGAGTTGGCATTAACTCTTGCATATGATAGTAAAACAAACTATGATGATGTGTTTACACAAGTTCGTATGTGGGATATCATCATATACAACTTCTTACGCAAAGACAATATAATTGTTCCACCTACAGAACGAAAAGATAAGTCTCAAGCATTTGAAGGTGCTTATGTAAAAGAACCACAAGTAGGCAAACATGATTGGGTAGCATCATTTGACTTGAACAGTCTATACCCCCACCTTATCATGCAATACAATCTTTCTCCTGAAACATTGGTGAATTCAGATGACTACAATCAAGAAATGTTTGAAATCATTAATGATGGTGTCAATGTAGATAAGTTACTAAACAGAGAAATCAATACATCAAACCTGAATGGAGTAACACTCACACCAAACGGACAATTCTTCTATACGAATAAACAAGGTTTTCTTCCTAAACTTATGGCAGCAATGTATGAAGATCGTAAGATATACAAGAAGAAATCATTAGAATCTAAACACGAATTGGAAAAAGAATCAGATTCAACTAAACGATTCATTATTGAAAAACGTATTGCACGATACAACAATCTACAATTAGCCAAAAAAGTATGTTTGAACTCTGCTTATGGTGCGATGGGTAATGAATATTTTCGTTTCTTTGATTTGCGTATTGCTTTGGCAGTTACGATGTCTGGTCAACTATCGATTCGTTGGATTGAAAATGCGTTAAATGATTATTTAAACAAATTACTTAAAACAGAAAATGAAGATTACGTTATTGCATCAGATACAGATTCGATTTATCTTAAACTTGGTTCACTTGTCAACAAAGTGTTCCAAGAAGGAGAGCGAACTGATAAGGTTATTGCCTTCATGGACAAGGTCTGTGAAGATAAAATTCAACCGTATATTGATAAGAGTTATCAGGTACTTGCTGATTATGTCCATGCACATGATCAAAAAATGCAAATGAAGCGTGAGGCTCTTGCAGACAAAGGTATTTGGACTGCAAAGAAACGTTACATTATGAATGTGTATAATAATGAAGGTGTTCAATATGCAGAGCCTCATCTAAAAGTGATGGGTCTTGAAATGGTTAAATCTTCTACACCAGCACCAATTCGTGAGAAGATGGAACAGATGATTAAACTTATGATGCATGGTACTGAAGAAGATATACAAGAATTTATTGGTAATTTTCGAATACAATTTAAAAATTTACCACCAGAAGATATATCATTTCCTCGAGGAATTCGTGGCATCAAAAAGTATTCTGATGCGGTTACCTTATACTCCAAAGGAACACCCATTCATGTTAAAGGTGCAATCATATATAATAATGCACTCAAACAAATGAATTTGGATAAAAAATATCCATTCATTAACGAAGGCGAAAAAATTAAGTTTTCATATCTCAAAACTCCAAATCCATTCAAAGAAACAGTCATATCTTTTCCGGTAAAACTCCCGAAAGAATTTGACTTAGAGAAGTATATCGATTATGATATGCAATTCGAAAAGGCTTTTATTGAGCCAATTAAAGTAGTTTTGGATTGTATGAACTGGTCTGTAGAGAAACAAAGTACCTTGGAGGACTTCTTCGGATGACAATAGCAATATTTACATTTTTAAATGCCATATTACTTTCTGGTGTGGCCGCATACTATTCCGTAATTGGATTAGCATCAATATTTCCAGGTTCATTTTGGCCTGTTGTTTTGATGGGTTCAGTATTAGAATCTGCAAAATTAGTAACTACATCTTGGCTATTTCGTAATTGGAAAACAGCACCAAGAATACTGAAATATTATTTAACCTTTGCGGTTGCGATTTTAATGCTCATCACATCAATGGGCATTTTTGGTTATTTGTCTAAAGCACATTTAGAACATACGTCTGATATTGGTCCAGTTGCAGATAAAGTGTTAATGTATGATGAGAAGATCAAAACATTGAAGGAGAATGTAGATGCTAATAAGTTGGCACTCAAACAGCTTGATGCGGCTGTGGACCAAGTCATGGTACGAACAGAAGATGCGAGAGGAGCAGAACGGTCGGTTCAAATCCGTAAAGCCCAACAGAAAGAGCGCATACAACTTACTGAAGAAATTACGAAGCAACAAAAAGAAATCAATACGCTCACCGAAGAAAGATCGCCACTTGCGAATGACCTCCGCAAGGCTGAATCGGATTTCGGCCCGATTAAATATGTTGCCGAATTAATTTATGGTTCGGGAGATAGAGATATTATTGACAGAGCAGTTCGTTTGGTAATTATGCTCATTATGATTGTATTTGATCCTCTAGCTGTGTTATTATTGATTGCAAGTAATATTTCTATGGCAGATACAGAAGAAAAAGAACCAAAAAAGAAACAAGATGAAAAAGATACAGATCCAGTCTATCAAAGAGTACAGGAAGCTAAAAAGAAGCTTGAGGAACGAGAGACTGAGACTAATGAAGAAGTTCCCCGGAAAGAAGAATCTAGACCTCAGGAAAGCTCTAGTGAAGTTCTACAGGTACCTAAAGAAAATGTCATAATTATAGATGAAGCATCTGGTGAATCTATACCACCTATTTCAGATAATAAGGCAACCAAAAGAGGATTTCCTAAAAGAAAGACCAAATTAGAATCATATGATTATGATGAACCATTAGCATTCAAAGAAAAGGACAATAAATGAGTATACTCGATAAAATTAAAAAGAATAGCAGCATTAAAGAATCTGCTGTTCTTTCTAAATCAAAGTTCTTTACACAAAAAGATATGATACCTACTGCAATACCTGCAATCAATATTGCACTAAGTGGTAAATTGGATGGTGGTCTTACTCCAGGTCTTACGATGTGGACAGGACCATCAAAGCACTTTAAAACAGCCTTCAGTCTATTGATGGCAAAATCTTACTTGGACAAATACGAAAATGCTGCTTTACTATTTTACGATAGCGAGTTTGGGACTCCTCAATCTTATTTCGATTCATTCGGTATTGATACCAATCGTGTGCTCCATACCCCTCTTACAGATATCGAACAATTAAAATTTGATATTATGCAGCAGCTATCAAACATTGAAAGAGATGATAAATTAATTATTGTTGTTGATTCGATTGGTAATCTACCTTCTAAAAAAGAAGTTGAAGATGCACTTGAGCAAAAATCTGTTGCTGATATGAGTCGTGCAAAACAAGTTAAATCATTGTTTCGTATGGTTACTCCGCATCTCACGATGAAAGATATACCAATGATTGTTGTTAATCATACGTATAAAGAAATTGGTATGTTTCCTAAAGATATTGTTGGTGGCGGTACAGGTTCTTATTACTCAGCAGATAATATCTTCATTATTGGTCGTCAGCAAGAAAAAGAAGGAACAGAAATTATTGGATATAATTTTATAATTAATGTGGAAAAAAGTCGTTATGTTAAAGAAAAATCCAAGATACCTATTACTGTATCCTTTGACGGTGGTATTAGCAAGTGGTCTGGTTTACTTGATATTGCAATCGAAAGTGGTCACGTAATAAAGCCAAGTAATGGTTGGTACTCACGCCGTGATGATGATGGCGTATATGAAGATAAAAAGTATAGATTAAAAGATACAGACACCAAAGATTTTTGGTTACCTATCTTGAAACAAAAGTCCTTCCGTGAATTCATCGAAAACAGATATTGTATTGCACATGGTGAAATCATTTCAGACAAAGATGCGGAAGATGTGTTTGCAGTAGAAACAACAAACGGAGTGTAATATGACAGAAGGAATAGACTATTGTTTCATATATTCCAAAGATGACCAAGAAACAGTTCATATTCGATTGTTAACTGGTAATTATAAAGACACCGTATTCAAATATGGTAAAGTAAAATTTGAAGAAAGACATGGGAATGTCTATTTACTTTTTGCTTATGATGTGTTAGAATCTACAGTTGATACCCCAAGAAAATTGGAAAAAAACACAGATTTTAAAAACTACCTTGGTGATTTATTGGTAGAAATTATGTCAGGCAATCTAGAACAGGATATTATTGATGAAACTGGAACAAGTGATATTGAGGAATCTGGTATATAATGAAGAATATCTCCGTAAGGTTATTCCATTTTTAAAACCAGAATACTTCTCAGACAGAACAGAAAGAACAATTTTTGATGAGATATCATCATTCGTATCATCTTACAACACTACGCCAACGATTGAAGCTATTACACTTGCCGTAAAAGAAAAGAAAAATTTCACAGATGACCAAGTGGTGATGTGTGAAGCATACATACAGAAAATTGTTGAAGCTAAGGAGAATACTTCCAAAATCGACTGGCTCCTTAAACAATCCGAAATATTTTGTCAAGAAAAAGCGATTTATAATGCTGTCTTGGCGTCTATTTCTATTCTTGATGGAAAAGATAAACAGCAAGAGAAGGGGTCTATTCCCAAGATACTGGCTGACGCATTGGGTGTAGGTTTTGATACAAATATTGGACACGATTATCTTGACAATGCAGATGAGCGATATGAATTCTATCATAGAAAAGAAAAACGAATTCCTTTTGATCTTGAATACTTCAACAAGATTACTAAAGGTGGTCTCCCAATCAAAACTCTCAATATTGCCTTAGCCGGTACTGGTGTTGGTAAGTCACTATTCATGTGTCATGTTGCCGCTGGTTGCATGGTGCAAGGTAAAAATGTTCTCTATATCACAATGGAAATGGCAGAAGAAAAAATTGCAGAGCGAATAGATGCTAATCTTTTGAATGTAACTATTGACGATTTAATGCAATTACCTAAAGAAATGTATGATAAGAAAGTTTCCCGTGTTCGTGAAGCAACTACTGGAAAACTTATTATCAAAGAATATCCAACTGCTAGTGCATCAACTATACACTTTAGAACCTTATTAAATGAATTACATCTCAAACGCAATTTTGTACCTGACATTATTTTTATTGATTATCTTAATATTTGTGCTTCCGCTAGAATTAAACCAGGAGCAAGCGTTAACTCTTACACCTACGTCAAATCAATTGCCGAAGAATTGCGAGGTCTTGCCGTTGAGTTCGGAGTACCAATTGTTTCTGCGACACAAACAACTAGGTCGGGTTTTACAAGTTCAGACCCCGGACTTGAGGACACAAGTGAATCTTTTGGTTTGCCGGCTACCGCTGACTTAATGTTTGCTTTGATAACCTCAGAAGAACTTGAGGCTCTTGGACAAATTATGGTCAAGCAGTTGAAGAATAGATATTCTGATCCTACAACACATAAGAGATTTGCTATAGGTATTGATAGAGCCAAAATGAAATTATTTGATGTCGAACAATCTGCTCAAGATGGTATTATAGATGCTGGAAAGGTTGATGATAAACCATTAAACTCTTTTGGTGAACGAGAACGTCTTAGCCAATTTAAAACAAAACATAATAAATTTGGAGGATTCAAAGTATAAATACTTGAATGTAACTATAAATTATGTTAATATGTAAGGATTAAAAATGGGTCTTTCGAATAATATAAATGACATTCTTAAAGAGTATCAAAATCTAAATGACGATTTTGGATTTTCTGCTGTATCTGAGGAAGAATATAATTCAGCCATAAACAAAACAGCAGAAACAGCAGATGACTATAAAACAAGGCTACACGAAGTAGAAAAATTAGTTATTCCATTTTTACAAAAACTGTATCAAACTGCCGATAAAGAATACATCTATTGGCCTAATCGCAAATCTGTTATTGAGAAACAAATTGAAAAAATACTTAAATTAACAAGAGAATAATATCCTATAGGAATATAGAATGAAACAATTATTAGAGATATTACCTAAACTTTTAGGTATGTTGCCTGAGATTGTAAAGTATATTAAATATATTCCAATTATCATGATATTAGCTGGTGTGTGTTACGGTGCATACTATGCTACAATAAATTTTAAAGATCCATATAAGTGCCACGAAAATGAAATATATGAACAAGTGAATATGTTATCCGGTGTTTATAAATTCAAAGGTGGATATTGTATAAGCGATAAATGATGGAGTGATTATGAGTGCTGTTGTTATTTTGCCTACTACAGGTACAACTGAAGTGCATGATGCAATTAATAGTGTATTGAATCAAACGTATCCAACAAAATGTTATTTAATATGTGATGGTGATCAATTCAAAGGCAGAGTCAAAACTATTGCTGATAATTATCTAGGCAATAAAAATTTTAAAGTCTGCTATCTTCCAGAAAACGTAGGTGCAAATGGATTCTATGGGCATAGAGCATATGCTGCATTCTCACATTTAGTAAATGAAGATCATGTTCTATTTCTTGATCAAGACTGTTGGTTTGAACCAACACATGTACAAAATTGCGTAGAATTAATCCAAAAACAAAATCTAGAATGGTCATATTCTTTGAGAAGAATTATGGATAAAAAAGGAAACTTTCTATGTAATGACGATTGTGAGAGTCTTGGTAAATGGCGAGCATGGACAGATACAAATCATATTGACACAAATAGTTATTGCATTCGCCGAGATGTTCTGATAAAATTAGCATCTGCTTGGCATGGCGGTTGGGGTCAAGATAGAGTATTCTTCCAAACAATAGCAACACATTTTAAAAATTGGGATTGTACAAAAGAATATACGGTCAATTATAAAATTGATGGTAATCAAGGATCAGTAACAGAAGAATTTTTTGTCAAAGGAAACCATATGATGGATCTAGTGCATAAAGGAAAACTTCCTTGGCAAAAAAATTAATAATAGGCAAAACGAGTTTTATTGGTAATGAATTAATCAAACTCAAAAATTATGATATCGTAGCATATAAAGATATCCATCATGTTGACATTTCTCAATATGATGGTGTTATTAATTGTGCTTTAAATCCTGCGTTCAAAACACAGGCATACGATGAAAAAATTGATGTTGATTATAAGATGGCCAAACTCGCCTATGAGAATAATTGTCATTACACTATGGTATCAACTAGAAAAGTTTATGGTTCATCAGTAGAGTTAAAAACATATACAGAAGATAGTCCAACAAATCCATTTGATTTCTATAGTGAAAATAAATTAATATGTGAAAATAAAATTCTACAGCAGTTTGGTGACAAATGTGTTATTGTTCGTGGATCAAATCTTTTTGGTTTTGAATTAGGCAGACAATCATTTATGGGTTTTTGCATGAATCAATTGAAGCATAGTGAAAAGATTATATTCTCGATTGATGAAAATACTAAAAGAGATTTTATTGATATACATACATCATCTTTCTTACTAGACAACATCTCAAGAAAGAAATTAACAGGAATATATAATTTAAGTTCAAACTATGGACTAGAAATTGGAAAAGTAGCAAAATATTTAATACGTGGTTATGGTAAAGGTGAGTTTATATGTACCAGTAATATTGTCAAAGAACAGTTTATCATAGACAATACAAAACTAATCAAAGAACTCAAACTTATTTCTAATCCAATTTATATTACTGGTGTTATTGAAGAATTAGGAAAACAACTATGCAAGATATAATTATTAGTGCCGTATCTGAATATGGATACGATAAATTGAAATATTGGGTGAACTCTATCAAGATGTCTGGCTTCAAAGGTAAAATAGGAGTCATAGCATTCAACATCAAAGATGAAACTCTAAACAAACTCAAATCTGAAGGCGTAGAAGTTTATCTAACTATAGATAAACGAAACAAAAATAATGATGGGTATTTGTTTGCAGAAGGATTGACATATCAGGTTCCGATGCTTAGACATTATTATTATTGGGCAGTCTTATCACAACTAAAGAACATACGATATGTTATTTCTACTGATATCTCTGATGTTGTATTTCAGAGTAACCCGTCTGAGTGGCTCGAACAAAACTTGGGCGACAAAAAACTAAACTATGGGTGTGAAGGTTTAAAATATAAAGATGAAGCGTGGGGAAATCAAAACATGATAGAATGTTTTCCACAACTATATCATCATATGAAAGATAGACCAATTTACAATGCTGGTTCTATGGCTGGCGAGTTTGAGATGTTTAAAGACTATTCTTTGGCAGTATCTCTTGCAGTAAATAATATTCAGCATCCAACTCCAGATCAAGCTGGTGTTAATGTGATGTTATCTATTGAACCATATCACTCAATTACCAAATTTAATGACCACGATACAAACTGGGCATGTGAATGTGGGACTACAGTAGACCCAAATAAAATAAACAGCTTCAGACCCCATCTATTGAGTCCTGAGCCTACTTTTGATGGGGAATATGCATATACAAGTAAAGGTGAGAAATATGTAATGGTGCACCAATACAACAGAGTACCGGAATGGAAAGAAAAGATTGAGAGAAAATATGGATAATAATATTTCAGTAGTTACAGCATTTTATGATATTGGTAGAGGCGATTTACCAAAAGTAAAACATGGTAGAGAACTTCCATTCTATCAACATAGAAGTGTGGATCAGTATTTTGAATTCTTCAATAATCTAGCAAAACTTCAAAACGAAATGGTCATTTACACAACACCAAACTTTGAAGATAGAATTCAAACTATTAGAAAAAATCATGGTTTAGAAGAACTTACTAAAGTTGTTACTACAGAATCATACATGCCCCAAAGATATGAACTAATCAAACCGATGGTTCAAAAAGTTATGGATAATCCAAATTACTATAATAAAGTAATCAATCCTCAACTTATTGAATATTGGCATGCCGATTATGTTTTAGTCAATATTTTCAAAGCATGGTACGTTACAGATGCTATTGAAAAGCAACTAATAACAAATGATCTGACTGCTTGGATTGATTTTGGTTATGTTCGTAACGATACTACAATTCCATCATCAAAACGTTGGACATATAATTTTGATCGTGAGAAAATTCACTTCTTTAATCAATATCCGATTGAGCCGACTAGACCAATAGATAGTATTATCTACACAGGTGATGTTTATATTCAAGGATGTCACATTGTAGCAGGAACAAAAAAGTGGTTAATACTTAAAGACCTAGTATTAAAAAGCTTAGACGTTCTGTTGCAAAACAATTTGATTGATGATGACCAAACATTATTATTAATGTCTTATTTGAGTAGTCCACTAGATTGTGAATTACATCCTGCTGATCCAAATGATTGGTTCAGAGTGTTTAGAAAATATAATGACCAAATATGATTAAAATTTATTCACCTAGAATTCACAATCTAGGAGACTTTATGCATTGTCTTCCTACTCTATCTGGATTACAAAAAAAATTTGGAGATAAGATATCTTTTAGTATTTGTGATAGACTAGAGAGGTTTGTTGGTATAAAAGAACTTCTTCTTCAGCAAGAGATGTTTGGTGAAGTTAAATTCATGCATGAAGAAATAAAGATAGCTAAAAGTTACATGCTGATTGATGATGTTGGACAAGAAAAGAATCATGGAGATAGTCCAATAGTTTGTCACAAATTTTATAATTTTATTCGCAATAACTATGGAATTGATTTTGATATTGATGATGATTTTGAACTACATGTTTCAAAATTAGATATAGATTATTCTCCAGATAAATTAGTTATCGGTGATAGATGGTCACCTAAAGATGCTCCCGATGTGGATGAAAGACGTTACTCGAATCTGATAGAATCAGCGCAAATTATACCAAAAGAAAAATCAATATATCTTGACTATAAAAAAGATTTAAGTTATAATTGTTCATTAATCAAATATAATCCAAACCCATTCATTACTACTTTTACCGGTATTGGTATTGTAGCAGATTTGATGAAAAAAGATTGTTATATCCTTTGGGATGAAGATTTAAGAAATTGGCAAGGTTGGGGTGTAGAGTATGATTACAAACTACACTATTACCAAAATAGAAAATCAAAACTTGTTTATATAAAAGACTTTAAAATATGATTATTAATGTTCCTCTTGGTGCCTTTGGTGGACCTTTAAGAAACGGCGATATGGTTGCTGTAGCTAATGTGGTTGAGTATTTAAGAAAAACCGATAATCTCGATATCAAATTTCACCTATTGTCGGATGCAATATCACAAACAGAATACTGTCAAAAGTTTTATCAATTCTTGTTATCGAATACAGATTATTTTTCTGTTGAACCTGGTATGCAACATCTCACATGGAAAAATATCAATCTCTGGGATTTCAGAGGACTGTCTGGTGATTTAGTTAAGATTCAAAATAATAAAATCAAAGAAGATAAGGTGGTAGTTTTTCCATTACTTAACGCTGAATATAACACATATAGAAATTGGCCAAATTATGTGTTTAATGATGTCATTGAGAAAAACAATAAACTTTATCCAAATTCTAGAAAAATACTTTGCTTAGAAAAAACAATCGATGAGATTGAAGGTTGGGAACAATCTACAGATTTTTTAACAAATTTAGAGCATATTATGACATGCAAAGCATTTGTTGGAGGAGATACAGGAACAAGTCATTTTACTGGCGCATTAGAAAATGGACCAGATAGAATATTTTACATGTATTCTGGTCACGGATTACTACATACTACTCCATTTTACTCTACATTGGGTAAGGGAAAAATTATTCACTATTGGCACAATTTAGAACATACTAATTGGAATTAACATGAAAATTAAATTATTCAGTCACATGATTGATATCGGATGTGGTAAAGATATTACAATAGAACAAACAGAACTGTTAGAGAAAACAGGACTACTTGATGAAATAGATCATGGTTATTTCTTTACGCACTTTAATATGGAGAATTATTCTTGGTTAGAAGAAAGATGGAAAGATAGAAAGAATATTGATATTCTACATTATAATAATGATTATCAACCATGGTATGAAGCAACTTCTGTAAACTATCTGCAAGAATATTGTCATACTAATGAAGAAGAATTTTATGTGTGTTTCATAACGCATAAAGGTGCAAGTCATGGACCAGGTGGTCATCAGAATTGGCGTAAGTACATGCAGTATTGGAATATAGAAAAATGGAAAGAATGTGTTGAAAAACTTGATGAAGGTTACGACATGTGTGGTGCATCATTCTTAAATAATTCTCCATATCCTTTCTATGCGGGTAATTTCTTTTGGGCTAAAGCATCTTATCTCAGAAGGTGCCGCAGATTAAAAACACCACCAGAAAACATGTTCAAGCCGCAATTTGAAGGCCAGCCACATCATCGTTTTGATCTTGAGTGCTGGCACGGTAGTGGTAAACCTAATGCGTATGATATGCATCCAGGAGAAACAAATCGTTGGTATTTACCACCAGAAACATACAGAGATGATATTGAATCCACTTTTACATATTCAACAATATGAACGATACTGCAATTATAGTTACCTCTTATTGTGGAGGTAATTTTCAAAACGAGAAAAGAAAGATGACAAGGACAATATGCAAAATGTTGTCGGAGAAAGGCCACTATGTTATTCTTTCAGCACATTCACCAATAGATATTGAAACGCAGAATTATTGTGACTTATTCATTTATGATAAAGATAATCGTTTTTCTTTTGATGGTGTTCCACAAAGAACAACAAATCATGGTGTTGCAGAATTAACACTAATGCACAATGCAGTAAATTTAATACCAAAAAGATTTAAATATTTACTAAAAATGGCATATGATAATAAACCAGATTTAGATTATCATGATCTTATACAAAAATGTAAAGAAACTGGAAAAAAAGCAGTAACAGGTAAATGGGGAAATGAAATTAGTTTAGGAACTCAAATGTATTTCTCCGAGATTGATTTTTTTAATAAAACGCTGTCTATAGATGAACTGTATCGATGTGAAAAAGACCTAGAATATGTTTGGTTCGATTCAGTTAAAGATAAAGGCTTGTTAGATCAAGTTCACACAATAGACATCTATAGAGACTTTTTAGGACATGATGTTTTACAATACGCTCATGCAGCAGGAACTTTCGTAGATCACTATCCATATGATTAGTATAACTTGTATCGATGCCTTGAATTATGAACCAACAATCAGGGCACTTAAAAGCACAATGTCTTGCATTCCTATCAGTAAGGTATACTGGTTTAGTGACATGGAATTGCAGACAGATGATTTTTCAGTAACTTGGGTAAAAATAAACAGATTTAAAAGGTACACTGATGAATACAATTTTATTACATTAAAGTTGGTTCCTCATATTGTTACTGAACCTTATAATATTATAATACATTCTGACGGTTTTGCCGTGAATGCGAATGCTTGGGATGATAAGTTTTTAGATTATGATTATATTGGTGCTAGATGGAACAATGGTGCAGTTGGTAATGGTGGATTTTGTCTAAGAAGCAGAAAATTATATGATGCATTACTAGATATGGATGTCAAGAGTAAAACCTCAGACTATCCGCAAGAGGTGATTAACAACTCAGAAAACTATGTATTTGATGGATACGGTGATAAAGTTATCCCTGAAGATAATATTATTTGTAAGATACATAGAAAAGAACTTGAAGAAAAATATGAAATTAAATTTGCTGATGGAGATATAGCAGACAAATTTAGCATAGAACATAACATGAGTTCTTCTTGGTTAGGAAAAAGTTTAGGGTTTCATGGTAAACATGGAATAGCAAATCATTATGGAGTTGAATTATGATTTGGAACAAGGAATAACAAAAACACTACAATGGTATGGAGAAATTAAATGACACCAAATGAAATGATTGAAGCATTATCAAAATCAGTACAACCAAAATATGTAAAAAACTATGATAACTATGTTGAAGGTCAGTTTGTGCAATACTCTGGTCAGCTATGGGATCATAATGAAATTCATGCCGCTATTGATACCTTATTGAATGGTTCATGGATTGTTTCAGGTGAAAAAGTATCTGAATTCCAAGACGCCTTCAGTAAAAGATTCAACGTTAAGTATTCACATATGGTGAATTCTGGTAGTTCAGCAAATCTTGTTCTTGTAACTGCTGCAAAGAAATTTTATAAGTGGAATGATGGTGATGAAATCATCGTATCACCTGTTGGTTTTCCAACAACAATTGCTCCTATCATACAGAATGGAATGAAACCAATATTTGTTGATATTGAATTAGACACTCTAAACTTTGATATTAATAAAATTGAAGAAAAGATCAATTCAAAAACTAGAGCAATTTTTGTATCTCCTGTCTTAGGTAATCCTCCAAATTTGGACGTTATTGTTCATCTGTCTGAAAAATATAGCCTTACGCTATTGGGTGACAATTGTGATTCTTTGGGTTCGTTGTGGAAAGGCAAACTGATTACTGATTATTATGATGCATGGACAACTTCATTCTATCCTGCTCATCACATCAGTACAGGTGAAGGTGGAATGGTTTGCTCAAATGACGAAACATTCATTAAAGAGGCAAGAAGCATTTCATGGTGGGGTAGAGATTGTTACTGTGTTGGTGCAAACAATTTACTAGAGTGTGGTACTTGCGGTAAACGATTTGATACATGGCTCAACGACTATGATGGTATTATTGACCACAAATATTTGTTTACAAATATTGGTTACAATCTAAAACCACTTGATTTGCAGGGTGCTATTGGATTAGAGCAACTTAAAAAGTTTGATATGCTTGAAGGCAAACGCAGAGAATATAAAGAAAAAATTCAAAAGTATATTGAAGATAATATTTCTGGTGCAAGAGTAATCAATGCAACTCCAAACTCAGATCCATCTTGGTTTGGTGTTCCTATCTATTGCGAATCTCAAGAAATGAAAGAATTTATGGTATCTCATTTTGAGAGCAATAAGATTCAAACTAGAAACTATTTTAGTGGTAATATTTTATTGCATCCTGGGTACAAGCATTTAGATAACTACAAAGACTATCCAAACTCAAATTTGGCTTTAAGTAATGTATTCTTCATTGGGTGCTCTCCGCTCTATAATGAAAAAGTATTGAATTACATTGAAGGAGTATGTAAACAATGGTAAATGTATTAGGTGCAGGATTTGTTGGTGGTAGATTTACTGAACTAACTCCTGATGTTATAGTAAACCATAGGAATGAATATACTGTACACTCAAATGAGGTTTTGTACTTTGTTTCTACTGTGGATAACTATAACGTCTGGACAAACCCATACATAGACATCGATACAAATCTAACTCATCTGATTAGAACTTTGGAGACTTGCAAAGGTAAAGATGTTACTTTTAACTTTGTAAGTTCTTGGTTTGTGTATGGTGATGTTGAATTGCCAGCTAAAGAGACGGCACATTGTGACCCAAAAGGCTTCTACAGTATTACCAAAAGAACAGCAGAACAACTACTTATTTCATATTGTGAAACGTTTGGTATCAAATATAGAATCCTTCGTTTAGCAAATGTTTTGGGTGAATCTGATAAAAAAGTATCTAAAAAGAAGAATGCTTTACAATACATGATAGGCGAACTGAAATCAGGAAATCCGGTTTCTTTATATGATGGTGGCGAAGCTTTTAGAGACTACATATATGTTGACGATGTAGTCTCTGCAATCAATCTTATTATGTCTAAAGGAAAGACGAATGAGATATATAATATTGGAAATGGAGTACCTGTTCGTTTAGTTGATGCCATTAACTACGCTGCGGAAAAACTAAATTCAACGTCCGAGATAAAGAACATAGAAACCGCAGCATTTCATAAAGTTGTTCAGGCCACAAATATGGTCTTAGATATAACAAAACTTAAAGAATTAGGATATTTACCAAAATACGATATTTACGGCATAGTAGATAAATTAATCGTATAAATATACTCAATAGGTAATCACAGAGTATTACCATTTATATTTGAGGATTTCATGCTAAAATTCAAAACTTTTTTAAAAGAACAGACCGAAGATCAGGAAGGCGAAAAGCTCAAACATATTGAGCATTTAGAGGACCATCCTATCAATCACGGCGCTAAAGGTTTTCATCATGCCTTGGGTGTTTTGAACCAAGTACACAATCATATTACTTCTGGTAATAAAGATGCTTCTTTAACTATGAAGCACGATGGTTCTCCGTCAATTGTTTATGGTCATCATCCAGAAACTGGAAAGTTCTTTGTTGCGTCTAAATCTGCATTCAACAAAAATCCAAAAGTTAATTATACAGAAAAAGATATTGTCAGAAATCATGGCCATGCGCCAGGGCTTGTAGAGAAGCTAAAACATGCCTTAGAACATTTACCAAAAGTAGCTCCAAAAAAAGGAGTATTCCAGGGAGATGTATTATTTTCTGGTAAAGACAAGAAAAAAGAAGGCGACAAACATACCTTTACTCCAAATACAATCAAGTATTCTGCTGACAAAAAATCAGAAGAAGGCAAGAAAATTGGAAAAGCTAAGTTTGGAATTTATAATCACACAGAATATGTTGGTTCTACAGCAAAATCTATGGCTGCAAATTATAATCCAGATTTGAGCAATTTTAAAGACCATCCTGATGTGTATCATAGACGTCCTGGCCATGATACCTCAAAAGTTAAAATGCAAGCAGCAGATCATGCAGATTTTGCTGGTCATGTAGCAGCAGCACAAAAAATACATGATAAACATAAAGATACAATATATCATGCTGTTGAGCCTCTTAAGGATCACGTTAAAACATATATTAACCATGCGGTTCGTACAAATGAAACACCTTCAAGTGAAGGATTGCAGAAACATATTGAAGGTAAATATCAGAAAGAAATCGACAAAGTAAAGACAGAAAAATCTAAATCTGCTAAGAAATCAGAAGCAGATGCACTTACTAAACATATTACCATGCACAAAACACATATTAATAATTTTTTGAAAATGCATCATCATCTTGCTCAAGCAAAAAATGTATTAGTCCGTGTATTGTCACAGCATACTGGTGGATTAGAACACGAAGTTGGTGGTCAAAAAGTTAAACCAGAAGGTTTTGTAGCTACCCATAAAGGTCAAGTGACCAAATTAAATGACCGAAACGAATTCAATAGATTGAACTTTTTAAAATCTCAAAATAATAAGAAGGATTAAAAAAATGGCTTCACTACAATTACAACTTTGGTTGCAACAAGCTGGAATATTAAAAGAATCCAAAGAAAAAATTACCCGTGCAGAAATAAAAAAAATTTTGCAAGATTTAGAAAAAGAAAAAGGTTGGCATGAAGGCGATAAAGATGATGAAGAAGAAAATGAAAAAAAACATTTAAATGAAGCAAAAACAGCAAAACCTACAGAAGGTCCTGAAAAAGGTAAAGTGTCTTCCGATACAAAAGGAAAGTTACATGAACTTCTTGTTGGGTATCATCTAAATGGTGGATCACACATGTCGCAGCATCCAGACAGGGAAGGTGACACACCAAAACAAGCTCATGATAAATTAAAAAAGTCTATTCATCCAGATGACTACAAAAAAATAAATGCAAGAGCAAAATCGGCAGCAGAAGATGTTAGAAAAAAAGTTGAAGTTGGTGGCCATATAGTTCATTCTGTTCATTGGACATCAAAGCCTGGCGATATTCAAAGAAGTACAGGAATAAAATCTTCTCAAAAAGAAGATTCTTCGGATGTTGTTGTTACTACAAAAAATAAAAAAAAGCAACAAGTACATCATGGCGTAAGTTTAAAAGTAACAGATAGTTCGAATAAACACGTACCAGTATCTAATCCTGGAGAAAAAACATTTCATGGTGCAGATAAACACTTAGAAGCACATCGAACTGACATTCTGCAACAGCATCCAGAATTAAAACATGCTGGAAACAGAGAAGCAAGAAAAGCAATGATGAAGGCTAATCCTAAAATGAAGGATTACGTTAAAAAGAAAAATGCTGAAACTTTGCATAATGTTGCAAAAACATACCATGAACATTTATCAAATCTTCCAAAACATGAACTTGCGGATCATATAAGACATCTAATGCACTCGCATCAGACACCTATGCAACAACAAGGTCACAATCATATTAGACATACGACATATTCACAATCCGCAAGAGCAGGTGGTGGATATGGTCATCACTCTATTGTTCCAAGTGCCCATCATGAACATATATACAATGATCCACACAATATAGAAATTCATCACAGCGGAAGCAGCATTCATTTTAAACATAAAGGAAAAACCTTTGGTAGAGTTGGATTAAAGTTTAGTTCACAAAGCGATCCTCTAAGTTCAATTAAAGGTTCAGGGCAAACTGCCGGAGATTAAAGAAATAATGAAATCGTTTTCTCAATTAACAGAAGAAAAACAAAAAAAACTCACGATGTTGTTTGGTCGTATGAATCCTCCTACCAAAGGGCATGAGGAGAATATCGAGAGCCTAAAGAAAACAGCAGATAAAGAAAATTCTGACCACTTAGTAATTGCATCTCATTCACAAGATGCAAAGAAGAATCCTTTATCTCCAGAAACTAAGCTAAAGCATTTAAAACGATCTTTTCCAAATACCAATATTATAACATCAAGCAAAGAGAAACCTACCATCATGCATCATGCAGCAGATGCTCATGCGAAAGGATATACTCATCTTCATGTTATTGCGGGTGCAGATAGAGTAGATGAGTATAAGAGATTATTAAATCACTACAATGGAAAATCTCACGATGAATCTGGTAAACCATTCAAGCATGGTTCATATAATTTTAAGAAAATAACTGTATCTTCATCTGGTGAGAGAAAGAAAGGTATCTCCGGTACCGATATGCGTAATCATGCACAGAATAATGATTACAAATCGTTCAAGAGCAATCTTTCTTCACATATGCAAAACAATGATAAACATGCAAAAGAACTTTTTCATGATGTCCGTAAAGGAATGGGGTTACATGAAAATGTGAATCGTGGCATGTTCAAAGCTATCTTTATTACTGGTGGACCTGGTTCAGGTAAAGATATTATCATTCGTGAAGGTATCGCAGAACAAAAAGCAGTTGAACTAAGTGCAATTCAAGCATTTGAATATTTGATGGACAAAAAGAAGTTATCTGAAAGCAGTAAAGACTTCCGTAGAGAAGCTATTCGTAGTCGTGGACCATTAGTGATTAATGGTACAGCAGATAGTATCGATATAATATTTACCGTCAAAGAAGAATTAGAAGATATTGGTTATAATACTATGATGGTCTATGTTAATACTTCAAACGAAGTAAGTCGTGAAAGAAACATGGGATTGAAACGAATGATATCAGAATCTATACGTGAAGATAAATGGAACAAAGCTCAGACAAATAAAATAAAGTTTTACGAGATGTTTCACGATTTCAATCTATTCGAAAATAATGATAATCTACAAATAGTTGAAGAATCTATGAGTGATGTTTACGAGCATGTAAATGACTTTTTAGATAGAAATACATTAAACGAAACATCAATCGATTGGTTGATGAGAAATAAGAAATTAAACATCAACGAAAAGGTTTCATTACTATTTAAGGAGCAAGAAAATGCTGAAAATGATTCTAAGTCTATTCAAAGGTCCAACTTCAGAAGCAAAGGTATCAGAGGACAATACATTGCAGACAACAACGCCCCAGCCATGCAAATTGCCAGAAAAGCAGGAAAAATTGATGACGTCCGTGACGGAGACGTTGCCAGCAACTCCAGCTACATCTTTAGAGCCTACGAAGGACAAAAGCCCACCCTCAAAATCAACCCGCCCCCAAAAGAAAGCAACTTCAGCAAAGACAAAGAAAAAGTAAAGAAAAAAGGTTTGGTTGATTCACCAACTCAAAGTCAACGACTGAGAAATGTGGCAGGATTAGGACCAGAATATGATACAAGACAACAAGGTACTGTATATCCTATGTCTGGTTTGGGCGATGTAACATACCGTGAAAATACAGAACTTCCTAAACATAAATATATGAAGGAAGACACCGCAGCAGGGCTTCGCATAAGTTTCAATCAATTCAGAGGTCAAAAGACGAATGAAGCAATAGACGATCCCGGTGCTGTAGATATGGGTGTCGGTGGAGTATTAAACGGTGCTACAAATAAAGAACCCATCCAAACCTACAAAGATGAAGATAAAACAACAGGTTTGTTAATCAAAAAGAATAAGAAACAAAAACAGGAGAAATAACATGTTTGCTAAAGATAAAGTGTCTCAATCAATGATTGATGCAGTTAATAAAGTTCTTACTACAGAATCAAATATTAAAAAAGAACCAGAAAAGCTTGATGAAGCTTTCCCTACTGTAGCAGATGCTAAAAAAAGAGCAAGTGAACCAAAACCAAGAGGCGATTCTGGTATTAAGTTAGGAACACGTTATGGTGGTGGTCGTCAAGCGGATGCTCCTGAAGAAGATGATGATGATGAGCCAAAGAAGAAAGGTCTAACTGGTGCCCATCAAAAACGTAGAACAAACACTAAGCTTTATAAAGAAGAAGGTTTAGAAGGCAGTAAAAAAGATAAAGAAGAAGATAAAAAACTAGCCAAAAAACATGGCATGACCCTTACGCAATGGGAAAAATCTTCTGCTGATAAAAAGCACGACATGGAAGAAGAACTAGTAGGAAAACAGCGTAATATCGATGCGAATAAAAATGGAAAAATTGATGCTCAAGATTTTGAAATTCTTCGTTCAAAGAAAAAGAAAATGAATGAAGAATCATTCGCTGCTCGTCTAGTAGAGTCGATGTATGGTAAAAAGTCTGCTCTTCCTATGGACGAAAGAGAAATGACTGATACTGAAACAAAGAAAAAAGAAGAAATTGCCAAAGCAATGAAACGTACACCTGCTGATGTTGAAGATATGAAAAAACGTTATGGTTCACGTTGGAAAGAAGTTCTATATGCTACTGCTACTAAGAAAGCAATGAAAGAAGCAGAAGAACACAAAGATGAAGATGAAGAAGGTCAACTAGACGAATCTGTAAATCGTCCTCAACCCAATTTACCATCAATGTCATCTGATGACGCAGTTGCCAATGCACAAAATAGGGTTCAAAGACAAAAAAAATATTTGGAACTTTTAAAAGCACAAGATAAAACTACAGATTACGAAACACAACGACGTAAAAAAGAAAATCCAATCCCAAAAGAAGATGGTTTTCTACGTAGTCTAAGTATGAAGAATGAAGCTGCATTTGGTAAAGATAAAGCTTTACTGAAGAAGATGGTAAAAAAATCTGCATTGAAAGAAGAAGAACAGCTAGATGAACGTGCAAAATGGAGAACATCTAGCATTGCTCATGACACAGGTTATCGTAAAGATGGCGCACATGGTGGCATTGAAAACACAGCCGATACTGGTAAAGAAGATATGTTGAAAAATAGAGGTCGTGGAATAAGAAGCGGCACTCCACTAACAAAATATGACACAAAAAGTTTGAAAAAAAGCATTACCAAAAATATTGCACAAATGAGAAAAGAAGAAGCAGAACAGATTGAGGAAGGCGATACACCATACAATGACCAATTATCTTTGCGTGGTGTTACTGCGCCTGGAGCACCAATGGACAATCGTCATGGACACAAAAAATCTGGCACAGGTGCATACTTTGGTGGTA